GCCGCTAAAGGTAAAAAGGCTGCTAACAGCATATTAAGTACAATTGGCACAGTAGCTGGTACAGCTGGCTCAATAGCTGCTCTGGCTGGAGTAGGTAATGCACTTTATAAAAGGGTAAGTGGGTATGTTTCTAGCCAGGGTAGTAACATTGCCAAAGCCTTGACGAAAGCGTCATTACAAGGTTAAAGGAGATAACATATGGAAACTAATTCGTTATCTCATACTGGTGTTCTAGGTATGCGGTGGGGTCGCCGAAATGGCCAATTAACTCGTAAAAATACGTCGACTAGTGGCAAACGTCAAAGAGATTTAGATAAAGAAGAACTTAATAAATTACAAAACAAAAAAGGGTTTCGAACTACTGGCGGAAAGAAATTAGACGCAGAGAAAATTAAGATTTTGAAAGAAAGAGTAAATAGTGTAAAAAAGGAAAAACTTAGTAGTCAAGAACAAAACGCAATTATTCGTAGCCGTACAAAGAAAGCATCACTTGCTGTATTAGCTTTATTTGTACTTGGAGATATGCCACGCGTTGTTGGCCATAATGCTAAAGTACTTGCTGGAATATATAAACAACAACGTAAGTATGAAAAATATGGTGGTTTTAATCCAAAAAAGGTAGTAAATGGTCGTTGGCGCGATGCGGTAGATTCTTCTGCTGTTGATATTGGAAAAAAACTTTTAGGAGCTGGATAAATGGAAAACAATCAATTACAACATACTGGTGTTCTTGGAATGAAATGGGGTCATTGAAGAGCTTCAAGCGCTGCTAAAGCCACTGGAAGAGATGCAGCAAGTCTTAGATCTCACGGGTATAAAAAGGAAGCAGGAGCAGTTCAAAAAGTTTCTGATGCCCAACGTAGAAAAGCGGACCAATATGATACAAAAATAAAAGCAGTAAAAAGTAAAAAGATGAGTGAAGTTCCTCCAAAACAATGGAGTACTGGTAAGAAAGTATTAGTTGGTACTATTGCTGTATTGGGTACTTTACAGTTAGTGAATCTTACACTTGGTACTGGTTACAATTTAGTGAAACTTGCGATGAGATAAATTATGTCCCTATCAAATACAGCAATTCCTATTTATTACGGAGAATTTCGCGATAGAGTGATACACGGAGAAATTCCCGTATGTAAAGAAATCTCTATGGAGATGAATAGGATAGATCAATTAATAGAGAATCCAGGAGTCTATTATGATGATCAAGCTGTAGAAGGTTTTGTACGCTTTTGTGAATCTGAACTCACTTTAACTGATGGTAGTGATTTAACCCTTCTTGATACTTTTAAGTTATGGGCTGAACAAATTTTTGGTTGGTACTATTATGTTGAAAGAAGTATTTATGTACCAGATGCCAAGAATCGTGGCGGAAGATACATTCGTAAACGAATTAAAAAACGTCTAGTTAACAAACAGTATTTAATTGTTGCTCGTGGAGCTGCTAAATCGATGTATGCATCTTGCATACAAAATTACTTCTTAAATGTCGAAACAGCAACAACACATCAGATCACCACAGCTCCGACAATGAAACAGGCAGAAGAAGTTATGTCCCCAATGCGAACAGCAATTACTAGAGCACGAGGTCCACTCTTTCAGTTCTTAACGGAAGGCTCTTTGCAGAATACAACAGGTTCTCGGGCAACTCGTCAAAAACTAGCATCTACAAAGAAAGGTGTTGAGAACTTTCTTACTGGGTCTTTAGTTGAAGTACGTCCTATGTCAATTGATAAACTTCAAGGATTGAGACCCATGATTGCTACAATTGATGAGTGGCTATCAGGTGACATTCGTGAGGATGTTGTGGGAGCAATTGAGCAAGGCGCTTCTAAGTTAGATAACTACTTAATTGTTGCGATGAGTTCGGAAGGTACCATTCGTAATAGTAGTGGCGATACTATCAAAATGGAATTAAACGACATACTTAAAGGGGATTACATTAACCCCCATGTTTCCATTTGGTATTATAAACTAGATGATGTTAATGAAGTGAACGATCCCAAGATGTGGTTGAAGGCTAATCCCAATCTTGGTAAGACAGTTACATATGAAACGTATCAGTTAGATGTTGAGCGGGCAGAAAAAGTGCCTTCTACAAGAAATGACATCCTTGCAAAACGATTTGGAATTCCCATGGAAGGTTATACATATTTCTTCACCTATGAGGAAACATTACCTCATAGGCATAGAGATTTTTGGTCCCTACCATGTGCTTTGGGATTTGATCTTTCACAAGGAGACGATTTCTGTGCTTTTGCATTCCTATTCCCATTACCAAATGGATCTTTTGGTATCAAAACTCGTTGCTATATTAGTTCTTTAACTTTAAAAAAGTTACCTGGTGCTATGAGATTAAAGTATGAACAGTTTCTTGAAGAAACTAGTTTACAAGTTTTAGAGTGTACTGTTCTAGATATGATGGAAGTTTATGAGGATTTAGATAATTTTATTAATGATTCTCAGTATGACGTTCGTTGTGTAGGCTTTGATCCTTATAATGCTAAGGAATTTATTGAAAGATGGGAGAGAGAGAATGGGTCTTATGCTATAGAAAAGGTTATTCAGGGTGCAAAGACTGAGTCTGTTCCACTTGGCGAATTAAAAACTCTTTCAGAAGAAAGGATGCTTATTTTTGACCAAGAACTTATGACATTTGCAATGGGTAATGCTATAACTCTCGAAGATACTAATGGTAATAGAAAACTTTTAAAGAAGCGCTACGAACAAAAGATCGATCCTGTGGCTGCTATGATGGATGCTTATATTGCCTTTAAGGCAAATAAAGATCAATTTGAATAATTATATTTTAATAGGAGAATAATGAAATGGAAGAAAATCGTTTTAATGATATGAAAGTCGTAGGAAATCTGCTCGCCAATTCTGGTATGGCTATTGGCAAGAAACATCTCGAGGATCATTTTAAGGTTGAAGCTTTTCGCGATGGTAAACTTATTTGGACTGAGGAATTTGATAATCTTGTAGTAGATGTTGGTTTGAATGATTCTTTGGATAAGCATTTGAAGGGATCAGTATATACCGCCGCTTGGTATGTTGGTGTGGTTGGTGCTACTCCTACCTTTGCAGCGGGTGACACAATGAACGGTGCTCATGCTGGTTGGACTGAGCAGACTACTTACGATGAAGCTACTCGTCCTGTTTTGACCCTGGGTACAGTAGCTACTAAGAGTGTTGATAACTCGGCTAGTAAAGCAGTATTTACTATTAGTGGTAATGTGACTTTGGGTGGTGCTTTCATTGTTACTACGAATAACAAGGGTGGTACAACTGGTATTCTATACGGTGGTGGCGCCTTCTCACAAAACCGTGCTCTAGTTGACAATGATGTCTTAAATGTGACGATCACTTGCACGGCTGCTGCGAGCTAATTGACATGAAGAAAACGCTGTTTACATTAAACGTAAACGGCTATGCTCCTGAAATTACCGCACTTACTTATCCGCTTTTTAAAAGATATGCTCGTAAGATAGGGGCGGGTTTTCATGTCATAACCGATCGTGTTTATCCGTCCCTACCTCCTGTATATGAGAAACTGCAAATTTATGATTTAGGTAAAAAATCTGATTGGAATATTTATATCGATTCAGATGCTCTTGTTCATCCTGATATGTTTGATGTTACTGAATTTCTGCATAAAGATACAGTTTGCCATAACGGGAGTGATATGGCTAATAATCGTTGGAAATATGATAATTATTTTAGACGAGATGGACGGCATATAGGAAGTTGTAATTGGTTTACTATCGCGTCTGATTGGTGTCTGGATTTATGGCATCCCTTAGATGATATAACTTATAAAGAGGCTCTTGAAAACATATTTCCTATACAAGAGGAACTTAATAGTATTATTACTCGAGAGCATTTAATTGATGATTATATTTTATCTAGGAATATAGCAAAATATGGTCTTCATTTTACAACAGTTATGAAAATAATGACGGATTATTCAATTCCTGGAGCATACTTATGGCACATGTATACTATTTCTGTTGAAGAAAAGATAAACCAAATGCGCGAAATATTGCAGAAGTGGGGTGTCTAAATGCCTAATAACACTTATACTACTTCTGGAGCTGATACTTGGACTGTGCCGGTTGGAATTACTCAAGTTACTGTTGAAATTTGGGGTGCAGGTGGAGGCGGAGGTGGTTCAAATAATAACGCTACTGCAGGTGGTGCAGGTGGAGCTGGAGGTGGTGCATATGCACTTATTAATATCTCTGGATTAGTACCCGGCAATATTCACTCATTTACTATTGGCGCTGGTGGCGGCGGTGGTACTGGAAATGCAAATGGTACTGGGGGTGCCCTAACCTCATTCAATAATAACTCTGGCGGAAATACCGGGGTGGTTGTTAGTGCTAATGGCGGAGGTTTTGGTATCCATGGTGCTAATACTGGCAATAAAGCTGGTCTAGGTGGAGCTGCTAATAGTTCTGGTGGTGGCATTACTTCATTTAAAGGCGGTAACGGTGCCAATAATGGTGGCACAAGTATTGGTGCTGGTGCTGGCGCTGGAGCAGGCAACGCTGCCGCAGGTAATGATGTGCCGGTTACTACAGTTACTGGGGCTACAGGCGCAGGTGGAGGTGGTTCGGGTGGTAATGGTGGTGCTCGGAATGCCAATGGTAATAATTTCCAGACTGCTCCAGGAGCCGGTGGAGGTGGTGCTGGACGATCAAATACCACTACCGCTACAAATCGTGTAGGTGGTACTGGAGCAAATGGTCAAATTATTGTCTCTTGGAGTACGAATGTCAATTTAAACGAGACAGCATCTGCAGCAAAATATGATGGTGTTGCGACCGTAAGTCAAATTAATGTACAAGATCCTGCAACTACAACTCGCTCGGTAGGTCTTAATGTAATTGATTCTCGTGTTGTAGAAGAAACCTTATATGGAGCGTGACATATGTCATTTAGAAAAAAGAATTTTAATATTCTTCACGCCTCCAAGAGGATAATAAAATGACAAGTCCCGCTCGCGATGCACGCTTGGCTGCTCAAGGCAAAGGATTTACTGAAATTGCTGGAAGAGGTCCTGGGTGGCTGAAAATGCGCAAACCTCTTACGAATGAATATTCTTTGGATGCCCAAGTAGGTAACGTAGGCTGGCATTATGGCGCTAATCTTGAAAACGAAGTAGATACAGCTTGGCAAACGAGCTCTGGAACGTGGGATTATGAAGTCGTTGCCAACAGTTTCCATTCATTTGTTCGGGATAGTGTTCCAGTAGCTTATCGGTATCTGGATGTTGCAACAGGGCATTTTGTTGAAATAACCTGGAATGCAGTGGAGTGGGTTAACAATGAGGGGGCAAGCGTCAATGCGGCTACATTTTCTCAAATTACACCAATCATTACCGATGATGTAATCCAATGGAATAACGTTGCCCCAGGTTGGGACGTAAGACTGGAAGCACAAACGGCGAGACTGGCAAAGTGGGTTACGATTAATAGCCTTGCCGCTCTTGGTACTCCTTCTATTGGTGGTACGAATATCCGTCTAAGGTTCAGATTGACCATTCAACGATCGACCAACTTGGACATTTATCTGGATGGTATCCGATGGGCAGAAGGGAATAATACTTGGGTCGAGACTGGCGGGAATATAGAATTTAGAGACGCAACCAGTAGCCAGATGATCTTTTCTTTTAATCGCCCATCGGGAAATGATAGTAGTTTTACTAATCATGCCCCTATAATTCAACGAGTTCGCCGAACTGGTAACACCTTCTATTCCGAGATTGATACACCTTATGTGTGGCTACAAGCTGCGTCTTTTCCAATCAAGATTGATCCTACCATTGACCCAACGATTAGCGCAACAGCCAATGATGCAAGTCTTATCAGTACAAGTTGGTCAAGTACCTATAGTTATCCTCCGATTGGCTATAGTTACACCACTAATCATAAATCATCCTTATTTACTGGCATATCTGGTCTTAATGGAGCAACGGTTACTGCCTCCCATATAACTGAAACTGATACAGATGCTAATGGGAATTCGCTAAGTGCGGAAGTAAAAGTAGAACGAGCGAGTAGTCCAACAGCTACTACTAGTTCAAGTGATTTTTCTGGACGAACATTAACAACAGCCGCCGCAAGTTGGACTGGTGTTTGGGGTGAGTATGCGGATGTTGACAGTCCATCGCTAAACAGTGTTCTCAATGAACTTTTAGCTAGTTATAATCCAACTGCAATTCATGTTTTTATACGGACCGTTGGCACAGCTAGTAGTACATGGCGTGGTACTTATGATTACTCTGATAGCTCAACCTATTGCACTAGATTACATATCGAATATACCCTTAGTGGTACAACTGTTGAGGAAAGTGTTACTCTGGCAAAGTTTGATGG